TGACAAGCAGTGTATAGTTTAGCTGGCCAGAACATGGTGTAATATACTCCGACCAGTAGGCATATCATTTCCTTAACGCTTCTTCGATCCTATCGAGCTTTGCAAATATTGCCCTGACAGTTTCACGCATCTCCTTCATCTCACGATCGTGCGACAGCTTATCGTGCATCGCTTCAGATTTAAGCACAGCAATGTCTGTGTGGTGATCTTGCTGGCGCGTCCACAGCATGTAGACAAAGGCTCCGACAGGAGCCACTAGCCACTTCATAATAAGGTCTATCATATCCATTAATACTTGCCTTCCCAGACGCGAAACTTGCTGAATTCCCCAGACTGGATCTTCCGCTTGATTAAATCCCTGACGGCCTGCGTGTCGTCCCACAACAGGCCAGCTTCCTTAACCCAAGCGGCAACGAGCGGCATGGGAATAGACCCCACCAGCTTGTTCTCGCCGAAGCCATCAATGTTCTGATCACGAAGTTGCCGCACACGATCCAAGATTGGATTTACGTCGTGCCTGCTCTTAATGACCAGCTTGTCGTCTTCAAAGAATACTTTTTGCTGTGTCATTTTTCGCCCGAATAATTTTCTTGGGTTGCTCTACTTCTTTTACCACAATTTCGACGTCGCCGATAACTTTAAGCGCATCGCCGCGCACTTTTAAAATCTTTGCTATCTCTGCATCGTCCATTTGAACGAACATGCCATAAATTAGCTTGCCCAGTGATGTGTGAACCTTGCGGCAGGTGATCTCTACGTTTTTCATGCTGTCCCTCATGTGTTGGTGGTGGGGCCACTACAGCCCCACCGTTAGTCATTAGGAAACGGTGTTGTCGAAGATACCGCCCGATGCTTTTTCATTGCGGCAAAGCAATGTAAGCTCTGTAACGATTTGGCGAGTAGTGTTGTCGCCGTTTTTCGCTAATTCTACGTTTTTAGTTGGACGTAGAACAGAGACTTCCCACATGTCGTCTTGCATTATATATACATCTGCAGAGCGGTTCTCACGGCTAGGCATGAATTCTACACTACCCCATGGAGTGACGTAGACGTCCAACGACTTGATTACCTTGCTGTCGCCAGCTTGGACTGTCGAGCGCTGGTTGTTGTTGCCAGTGAAAGCCAAGGCTTTGTTCATTTGGAAAGCCGACAAGTAGACTGTGTCTGGCTTGCCACCCTCTTCCCAGATTGACTGCATAACGCCGTCAAATTTAGCCTGCGAAAAGGCTGTTGGTGTGCCGTCATCTGTGCGAGCGTCAGTGCCGTCGCCAGTTGGGTTTGCGCCTGATGGGCTGCCACCAGTTACAAAGTCCACGTTTGTGATCAGCCAAGCGGGAACACCAGCCAGTTTACGAGCCACAGTGGAGCTGCCAGTTACGCGACTTTGATTTGCGAAAAGCGCCTTCTCAATGTCTAACTTTTGCTCCTTAGCAATTTTCAAAGTTTGGTACGCAATCTCACGAGCGCGGCCAGCTTTGGACAAGCCCTGATCAGTGTCTGGGATTACGACAGCATCTTTAAAGATCTGTGTGTAGTTGCCCAAACGTGTAGTGGCAGTGCGAGCTGCCGCTGTGGTTGCGTCGCCCTCGATGTGAGCGTTTACACCAGAAGCACGCAGAGTGTCGGTCTGGTACTCAACGAATGTGTTTTTCGCTGACGACTTGCGGCACTTGCTGTAAAATGGAGTGGCTTCGGGGGTAACGTTATAAATAACATCACTGAGGTCTTCTTTTATTCCGACAGCATCATAGCTGTCAAATGTGTTTGATGGTTGTGCCATTTAAATCAATCCTTTCAAGATTTTAACATTAAGGCAAGAGCATCTTCGATGCTCCCAGATCTACGAAGACGGGTCTCCGCCTTCTTGCGGTTTGCGGCTTGGCCATCTTGAGACTTCTTCACGCCAGCCTTAATGACTGGGCGTGCAGTTTGAGCCTTCTGATCAACCTTCTTGCGATTTGACTGCATTTCACGGTATTTGGCCGCATCGCTTAGGGCTAGAATTAGGCGGGAATCTGCCACCTGCATCATTTCGTCTTGACCGAACCCATATGCCGCACCAGCTTCAACCATTTTTTTATTAAATGTTTGACGCTTATTAGGGTCGCCGTATTCAGGTATCTTACGCGCAAGCTCTTCAGCTTGGCTGTGCAAAAATTCCTGATGTTGACGCTCCAAATGAGACTTGTGTTCGCTCCTGACGTGATCAGCGTAAGCCATCTTTTGATCATAATTTACCTTGTCCTCGTCGTAGTTCATCTTGGCTTCAAAATACCCGATTGGGTCTTTCTCGAAAAGTTCTTTAGACGGTGGGATAGGCGCGACTAGATCGCCAGTTTTGGCCCGCTCCATAAGTTCAAGCATGGTTTTTTCACGCTGTATAACCGTCTCCGCTGCTGCCTCAACCTGCTTACGCAGATCAGCCGCATCTTGGAAACGCTTATTAATTGCAGCCTGACCTGCCGCAGATTGCTGTAGCTGTTCCAGTGTCCACATCTCTTCTTTGCCGTCGACTTTGACGGGGAAGAGTTTGGTGTCTTTGGCCTCGCTCTCTACTTGGTCGACTTCAACTTCGTCGTCATCTTCGCCTGACAACTCGACGTCATCTTCATCTTCGGCTTCTACCTCATCTGCCTCTTCCTGATCGTCATCAACTTCGGCAACTTCTTGGTCTTCGGCTTCATCAAGATTTTCCTCTGGCTCCTTGAACTCAGGGGATAGTAGCGCATCAACGGCGCTGTCTAGGTCTGTCGTGTCATTCACGGTGCAGCTCCTTTAAGTTTGCGATCGAGAAAGACCTCTGCCGATATTGCGGCGTCGAGTTGCATTTCGATCTGGTTCAATGCACGCAGGATTGCGTGCGCTTCCTCTCTGACACCAGCGTCTGGTGCCAAACTATTCGAGAAGATGCGTACTTGATCCTCCCGAACAACCGTTAGAAACGACTTGAAAGCCGTGTCATTCTTTAGGCGCTTGGCCTCGTCGGCCATTATGCGGACTTCAGTTGTCATTGGTTCCCCATTGGCGACATCATCATACGCTGGCGCTCTTGCTCAGCTCGTATGGCCTGCTCGTTAGCCTGCAGCCCATATTTAGCCTGTAACTCTGCATTCTTCAACGCAAGCTCCTGATACATTTTATCGCGCTCGCGGTCGTCCTGCATGATTGCCTTTTGACGATCTGTCTGGGCCTTCATCATGTCGGTCTGGACACGTCCCTGAACCTTCATCTGCTCAGCCTGCAGGAATGCCTGATTTGGATCGGATGGCTGCTGACCCTGCTGTTGCTGCGCATTCTGCTGCATGATTTGCTGCTCACGTTGCGCGTCCATTGGCGCAAAGTAACGCTCAGTGTTGCGCACGCCGTTAATTGCCAGCATGTCGGCAACCGTGTTGCGGATGTTGGTCATTGACACGACGCCATTCATTGGGCCGTATTGCTGGAAGACTTGCATCTGGAGTTGCAGCGCCATCTGCAGCGCCGACATCTTTTCCTCCTCGCGGCCAGTGCCGAGGCCGACGTTGATCGACACATCCATGTCGGAGTTCCAGACTTTTGGATCAACTGGGATGAATTGGTTGTTCAGGCGCATGATCTGCTCTTCGTCGACGTTCTTCTGGTATAGGCGGAGCATGATGCCGAACAGGTCACGCATACCAATCGCCAAGTTGCGCACCATTACCTCTACCTGCCCCGCAGCGGCCTGTACGGTGGCCTGAACGGCTGCCTTGGTTGTCGACTGCATGGCGTCGTGGTTGAGGCCCATGGAGGCCCGTGAGACGCCTGTCTTCTGCTCAATCATGGCGTCCAGATACTGCATGGCTCCGAGCGTCTGCCCAGCGCTGAACGGCACCTCAAGCGGCATTACAGCGCCAGCCTGACGCATTCTGATTACGCCGCCGATTTCATTGTTTAGAACGTCGTCTAACGAAACCGCGCCCTCTATAATTCCAAGTCTTGGATTGTTAGTCATTGCGACGTTATCCAAGATGCCACGCATAATCGACGTAGACGCATCCTGATCGTCTAGAATTAGCTCGGCAAGTGATCTTCCATAAAACGAGTGCGGTGTTGGATCAATTTCGAATTTACTGAACGGGATTTCATCAATTGGCTCGTAGTCTAGCAGCTCATATTTGGTGCCGCCACACAGAAATTTGTGAAGCACTGGTATGCCCGTGCCGTCCACATCCATGCGCATATAAGCCTCAGTGACCGCAACCTTCTTCATAGATGGGTCTAGCTCGTTCTGCCCCGAAAGATCTTCGGTGTATCCCTGACGCTCAAAGATCTCAGCGCCAGTCATTTCGTTGTCGGTGTAGAAGCCGTCCAGCTCCTCCACGACGTCAAAATCAAAGCCCATTGCGACTAGATCGCCGACACGCATCTCAGTTCTGTGCGCAACTATGTACGCATCGTCCAAGGAGCGAGCGTCACGATCGACAAAGAATTCCTCTGGCGGAACGCTCTCGATGCACAGCTTTCCGTCGCTTTCACTGCGGCTAATCTTAACGCTATGCTCTGGCATGTCGATTTCCATGCCGTAGTCGTCGACAGACATGCTGCTCTCGACCGAATGCTCGATAATCTCGACGTCATCGTCAGACACGAGCATGGCGTATTCATCGTCTGAAAGTTCAGAG